GTCTGTTTTCACGCTCTTGTCTCTGTTGAGCTTGTTCAGGAGCATATAAAGCTTTCTGTTGTTCATAAAACTGTTTACCCATTGCGGTAGGATCAACTCCTAATGAGGCAACCTGCCCTCTATTAGCAGCAGATGATGCTATAGCAGCATCGTATTCTGTTTGCATCCCAGGTGCAAGAGTTTGCAATGATGTTCTTGTTTCAGGATCGAAGGTTGTTGCACCAAAGACACCGCCCACATTCCAAGGCTGTGATCGTTGCCATGCTAAGTCAGCAGCTTGCTTTTGAGCATCTGTTGATTCTCTAGCAGCTCTACTAGCCATATATCCTGCACCTAAAGTAGCAGCAGCTCCAATAGTATCTCCTGTATCCCAATCATCCCACCAACTCATACCTTACTCCTTAATTAATTTACCAATTACCTGACGATTCACTAGGGTTATCATAACTACTATAATCCCCTGCTGTTGCCCCTGTAGAGTCTACACCAGTATCTGCTACACCTACAGTACCAGCATAACCACGCTCATCCTGAGCTGTCCAAGAACCTCTACTAGGTAACGAAGAGCCTCTACTAGGAGTGTCCTCATCACCAAACCCCAAGAAGTTACTGATAGATTTACCAATATCAGCAAACATACCAGTGAAGTCACTTACCGATTCAGGTTCTTTATTAGGTGTATTCCACATATCATCTATGAAACTCTGACCTTCTTTTTCAAATCTATCTACATTACCCCAAGCTTTCATTATCTCAGGGCTAACACCTTTGTTATAACCTAAGCCACCAGTCATCTGATTCATAGCTTTATCATACTCAGGTGTACCAATATCTCCCATCTTCTCAGCTCTATCGTGCCACTGTAGGTTTTCTGCTCCTTTAGTATAATGAGGAATATACTCACCACCTATAGTCGAACCTATTAATTCATTACCAGCCCAAACTCCAGCTTTACCCCCTGCTACACCTAAAGCCATAGCCCCTGGTATATTAGAAGCTTGACTAGCAGCTAAACGTGATAAACCCATACCAGTAAAGTCAGCTAAAGGATTAACACCATAAGAGTAATCACCGTAACCGATAAGACCTTGCCCTAACATACCACCTCCAGCTAAGAAGTTAAATCCTTGAGCTATCTGCCTACCACCTACTATCTCATTATTTAAGTTCCACCAATCAGCAGCTTCCTGTTGAGGTGTTCTAGGTACGCCTGGAGGTGTATCAACACCATCACCACCACCACCACCACCTCTATTATAAATATCAGCACCAATCTGAATAGGTATAACTTCAGGAAATACGGACTCCATACCACTTAACCACTGAGGTATATTACCATCAGCAGTGAGCATACCGTGCTGTGACATATTAGCTTTTAGATTGTCTAAGGCTGTTGTCATTAGGTTATATACCCATCAATATAAACTAATACTTTATTACTGGAGTTACCTGTATTTCCAGTAACCCATTTAATATCTACACTAGACTTATAAGGTATTGTTATAGTGTTATAACTACCAGCAGCATCATCACTATTATTAGGAGCAAACGCCTTACCTACTTCCCTCTCAGCTATTCCTGTTGCAGCAATATTCGCAGTAGTGGTAGTTTCATCAGCTTGTGTTAAGAATGTAAGAATGATAGCACTAGCAGTAGCAGGTACTTGAGCTGTTGGAACACTTGATGAAGTCGCAGTATTATGATTACCTGTTGTGCTAGTAAATAAAGTATATCTAGTAATGTAAGTCCAAGTCACTGTTGTGGTGACAGTGGCTATTTGTGCAGCAACATAGGCTTTAATACTTTGTTGTGTTGCTATAGCAGTCGCACTATCACTAGCCATATCGTCTTCATCTTTAACTCCAGTACCAGCAACTGAGCCATTTAATGTAACTGTACCAGACGCTGTAATTGCAGCAGCAGTTGTAGCCCCAACTAATGTTGTAGCCCCAGTTACCGCTAGAGTTCCAGCAGCAGCTAAGTTACTTGAATTAAATGCTTCTGTTGTTGAACCGTTTAAATCAGCTTTAGTATTAACTGCTGTTTGTACTGTTGTAAATTCTGTGTTAAAGTCAGCACCTGATATTACCTTGGCTGCATCGGAATCAGATAAGGCATCTTTACCTGACCAAGCTACTGCTATTGTATAGTTACTCATCGTATTTTCCCTTGTTTATATAATAAAGTTAAAGTTTGTAATGATGCTACATGTCCTTTTGTTTCTGCACTCATTTCAATCTGTAAGAATTTAGCTGACCCTGTTAGATTTAATTGATATTCTTTTAAACCATACACAGGGGCATAAGTAGAGCTAGCAGGGTGAGTAGCTGCAACGTGTGTATGCGAAACTGTAGTAGCACCGTATAAAGAACTACTAGCTCCCCATAGTGAGGTTGTACCAGTAGTTGAAGGATTTAATTGAAACTGTAGAGTTTTAGATGGAATAACATTAAAGTCTTTATACCATTTCAAACCAACGACAGTTCCTGAACCACCACTAATAATAGCCTTTAGTTTCTTTAATAAAGCAGCTAAGGCAGAATCACCTAAGTCTAACCATGTTGTTAAGAATGTTCCAGTATAAGAATATGTTGTATATGTACCACCACTATTATATTGCTTGTCGTAGTAACCTTCATAAGAAGCCACACTACCAACTCTCTGTCCTAGTAAGAATCCTTTAGATTCAGTATAAGCCATACTCGTAGGCTCTCTATCTGAATCAAAGTGCCACGTTGTTATTCTGGGTGACTTGTTCGGTGTTAGATGTTTCATATCAAAGACGTATGTAATATTCAAGTCAGGGAATGACATGATATAAACACCTTCATTCTCCACGTACACGCTCTTTACGTTAGAGCTTTGTGATATGTTTCTAATTAATGTATCTTTTACATTTATTGAATATTCAGTAAGAGGTAACTTATCTACCTCAGAGGTTCTGTTTAAAGACCTAACACCAGTATCAGATAAGAATAGTAAGTCATCACCAACAGCTATAACTGTATCTCTCGAAGCACAACCAACACCTCTAATGACTTCATCTAATGCCATCGTAGTAGGCTCTTGAGGTCCATTATAAATGGCAATGTTATGCTTACCGAAGATTACTAACTTACCGTAGAAAGGAGCAATAGCTACAATCTCATCTGTACCCCATACAGTTTTAAGGTCAATAGAACCATAAGCCCCTGTAGTCCAGTTATCACCTTGTAATGTATCTGTGTAATAAACTACGTCTTTCTCGTCTGTAATACCACCCACCCAGTTTCTACCGTAGTAGCCCATTCCACAACTAGGGTCGAATGTAGTAACACCTGCTGGTTTAGTTGTTGTTACCGCCCACGTACTAGAAGTGTATTTAATAGGAGGGTTGCCCGTTTGAAATCCATATAAGCCTTTATTGAAGTTTACAAACTGCCAATCTGAAGCTGTACCTGCTGTGAAAGCACCAGTCCAGGGAGTAGCTGGGGATGAATAGTCAACTGTATAAACCTTAGTACCTATTCCTGCGAATATCTTATCAGTAGAACCGTCTTTATGTTCAACTAACGAACCTATTGGTAGTGGAGCTGAAGCAGCACCATCAGTGTTAGCCAAGATATTCTGCTTTAAACCTTTTCTAAATGATATACGACCTGACTCTCTAAGAACAATGTTCTCTGCTTTAGCTAACCAAGTATGGTCTAACGTAGCAGGGTTGTTCTGGGTATTAAGACCATTAAGTCCTATATCGTTTAGAGGTTTATAGGAGAGTTGTTTAGCCATTAATTAACGTACCAATCCGATTCATATTGAGTATTACCACTATCTAACATAATAGCCTGATTGACAGATTCAGATACTTCCATAGCTATAATGCTTGCACCTGAACCACCGTCTTCGCCTCGTTCAGATACCGCCCTAGCCCATGCACCTAAGATAACAGGCTTGCTGGGTATCTTTAATGTAGTCGAAGCTGTCTTTAATTCATCTTGGTACTTAACTATGTCAAATGAAACCGTCTGTACTGAATTAGGTTTAGGTTCTAAATCTACTTTGAGGTTGTTAGAAGAGTCAGCACCGTTGAAAGCATAATACATAGGCTCACCTGAGTTCTCACTAGGATAAAGCGTAGAGTTAATATACTGTCTTGATACTTGTACTAAATTGGCACCAGTAGATTGATTGATAACATCAATAATCTTAATCTCTTGACCAGAAGCTAGACTGTAGTTTCTAGTACCTGATACGGTAGCTATGTCTTTAGTTTCACGTAGGACTAACCAATCGTGATATGATTCTATGTTACGTTTTGAGTCGTTAATCAGTGAGCCAATAACTTTTTGATAGTCAGTTACTGTTGTACTATCATTGATATTACCCGACCAATCGGTAGCAATGGTGTCTTCTCTCAACCTGATTAGGACTTCGTTAATAAGTTCTCTAAAGGTCATAGGGTTCTCCGTTTAGGCACATTATAATACTAAGTGTATAGTTAAATCAACTACTTAGCTTTCTTTTTCTTAGCAGGTTCTTTCTTAGCAGGTGCTTTAGGCATTTCATATCTTAACATTCTCTTCTCCTATTTATTACAATTACAATCACATACTAATGTCTGTGGCTGTACTTTCGTTACATCTTGAGCAGGAAACATCATCTTACTTCCTGCTTGGTACATCTGTTGTGGCATATTGAAGAAGGCTATTGCTGTCATTGACACAAGCATAGCAATAAATAATATCAATCTACTCATCACTTCATCCTATGGTGAACATACACCCATACAGGTAGTTGTTCTGTACCTACATTAACCACCATAACCGAGCA